TTTTCAAGTTCTGCACATATAATTTTTTGTAATCTTTCGATGGTTCTTGAAAATCTTACATCTTCAGCAGCCAATGTAGCCTTTGAACCAACATTCTCATCATACCCAAGAAATGCTTTTGGTATTTTTAATGCTGCCATCATTTTGTTTCTTAAATATTCTATATCATCAATGGCATTATCATTACCTAAACTTGGTAAGGTATCTATTTCAGTTCCACTATCTCCACCACGAACAGGTAAGAAATAATCTTCTGTTACTGATTCAACATTGTACCTTAAATTATATTCACCTGTTTTTTGGTCAATGACAGGTATTTTTTTCATTTTATTAATCAATCTCTGCATAAAGTTATCTACTTCGTTTGGAGGTATATTACCAATGTCAACTTTAAATACTCTTTTTTCTGGTGCTCTCATTATTCTATGAATCAACATGGCATCTTCCATAAGTTGTAATTGTTTCCAAACTTTTCTAGCACCTTCTAATTGTGATTTACCATATGGTAAAAAATTACCATCTGATAACATTCTAAAATGGGCTATTTCATAACTTTCTTTTAAATCTCTAGCCACATTACCTGCCTTACCACGAACTTCATCATTAGTAAGTTCAAATTGAACAAGTGCAGGTTGTGCAGGGTCATGGTCTTCTAAACGAATTACATCATATGCAGATAATGGTTTCACATTTACAACACCATATTTATCTACAATATCCATTTGTAAATAAAAATCACCGTATTTTGTAAGGTTTCTAATCCAAGACCAAAGATTAAATTCAATATTGATTATATCATAAAATAAATTATTTAATATTTTTGTAATTTTTGGATTATCTGATTTTATATTTAAAATTCTACCTTCAATGTTATCTACCGTTGATTCATCCGAATATATATCAAGAGCAGATGAAATAATCGGGTCTGCATCCATTAACTCATAATCTCTAAACAACTCATTCCTGGCAACTTCATATGCATTTCTTGCATTTTCTCTCGCAGAGTATGAACCCGCCCATGTATTTTGTTTTGAGTTTACAAGTCTATTATATCTATCTATAAAGTTAGATGTTAAACTTGTTTGAGAATAATCAAGGTCTTTTACTTTTATTTGACCACCGGGAGTTTTTCTAAGAACTATATTACCGTTAAATAAATCTCCTAGTCTTGAAAATACACCTTGTTGTTTATAATCATCTTGTTCTGCCATTTTTACCTCTTATTATTTAATTAACCAAGTTAAATCTTCTTTTTCACCTTTTACATCCATTTCATATGGGTTTGATTTTGGTGTGTTTATACCTTTATTGAATCCTGCAGTTAAATCTTCTGTCTTGTTACCATTTGAACTTAACATAGAACCCATCATAGCCCATTGTTGTTTTGTTCTATCTTTTTGGATTCTTAATGCAGTATCCCTAACCCAAAGAGCTATTGAATAAGACATAACTAAATCATCATTATATCCATCCATTGCCTCTGCCTTTGCTTGTACTAAACCTGTCTTATATATAAAGACAAATAATTCTTCAATTAATCTTGAAGAGTTCAATTTAACTAATTTTTCTCTTGTATATTCTTCCATTTTTGCCACGATAAGTGGTCTTGTTTTTATAGTTGTTGAAAAACCTGGCACCATATTTCTATCTTGTGTTCTGTACTTATTAGTTACATTATGTTCAACATCAACTACTTTTAAATCTTTTGATTGATAGAATAAATTTTTATATTCTCTATCTATAATTGTCTGTATTGTAGCCCAACCGATGTTGTTGTTCTCAACTACCAATAAAGCATCATTGTATTTTGTTGCAACCTCAATTAAGAAGTTTCCGTAATCTGTGGTAGATAATCTTCCTTTATATTCTGCAACTTGTTCCATATCATCAACTTCAAATACTTGACAGGCAGAATAATCAGCCCCATCTCCACGAGCAACATCAGCAACCACTATATAATCTTTTGAATAATCGGGTTGTTTCCAAACCCATAAATTTCTATCTGCTCCTACTTTTTCAATTGGTTCTTTAACCATTGTTTCTTTATACCATTGTAAAATTTGAGGGTCAACTACAGATTCACCAGAAGTAAGAAAGTCAGCATCACATTCTTGTGCAGCCTTAGATGGTCCTAATATAACATCTTGTTCTTTTCTCCAAGATTCATCTCTTTCAGGATGGTCTGTCCAATGTAATCTAATAGTGTTAAATTTATTAGTTCTAGATTCAGCATCCATCCATTGTTTGTGAAACCAATTACCCACACCATTAGGTGTTGATAACGCGATACAATTACCACCAGTTGCCAGTGTTTGTTGTGCTGCAGTCCATATGGTATCAATACTATCAATAAATGCAGCCTCATCAAGTACAAGTAAAGATAGTGCTTCAGAACGACCAGCCTCTGGTGTAGCAGCAACTGCTTTTATTTGTGAACCATTTTTAAATCTTAATGATAATTTGTTATCTTCATCTACTGCAGTTTTTAACCACGATGGTAATCCTGCATACATAACTCTCACCTTTGTAACAAGATTTTTTGCAGTATCTTTATCTTTTGCAATAACAAGTATATTTTTATCTGAATTAAATAACATTAACCAAAGAGAATAACCTGCAGTAAGTGTTGATATACCAAGTTGTCTTGATTTTAAAATGATATTATAATCATTTTCGGTTATTCCAGTTAATGTTTTTTCTTGAAATGGATATAAATTAAATTTAATTTTACCTTTTGTAGGATGTTGAATTGTGCAATATTTTTTCATAAAGTGTATTGGATTTTGTCCACACTCTAAATATTCTCGTTGTACAATTTTTTTTAAATTTACTTCACTCATTATTTTAACTGTCCCGCTAGATAAATAGAACCACTTGTTACAAGTATCCCACCAAAAAACCAAAGATACTTATTATCGTACCATTTTGGTTTAACTAAATTAATCATTTCTTCTTTAAATTGCAATTGTTTTTCTAAATCTCCAATTTGTGACATATATAATGAATCACTCTGTATATACATATATATCTGAGAGTTTAAGTTTTCGTTTAATTTTTTACATTTTTCTACATTAAACTCTAACTCTTTGACATCATTCATTATATTGTTTAGCTCATCTTGAGATAAACAATGCCCTTCACATGGTTCTTGTGAAAAACAAAAAGCAAAAACAATAAAGATAGATAACCACGAAACCATATTCATATCTTTTAAATTAACGACGTCTTCCTGATATACTTCCTTGTTTGCCTACTCTATGGTCAACCAGCTGTGTATCTGCCACTTCTGAACAATCTGTTGTAATAAACTTATTACCTTTACAATCATAAAACTTATCATTATATTTTGTAAGGTGACGAGTTCCTGGTCTTCTACTACTTTCGACAGTAGCACCCATGCCTGACATTATTGGAGTACCTTGTCTTCTAGTAGTCATCATAGTTCCACTACCATTTCTCATCATAGAACCACCATTACCATTATGAACTGTACCACCATGATAATATCCTCTGACTCTTGAACTTGTTCTTGCCATTGTACTTCTTGCTCTTCGAGGTCTATTAGGGGCTGCAGTTCTTCTAGCAGATGTTCTACTATTTCTTGATTGATATGTAACTCTACCACCTGTATTTCTTTGTATTGGTCGTCTTCTATTGTTTCTTCGAGAACTATTTCTTCTCATATCATTTCTCCCATTGGTTACTTGTCCGCCACGATTCATATAACGAACATCATTACTTACTAATCCTTGATTTAATCTATTCAAAAATGTTTCTCCGTACTTTTGAACAGAACTTCTTCGTAATACATATTCACCTGCAGTTAACATAGCAGGTACATCATCTTCATAACCATTTCCTAAGTTATCATTAATATATCCTCTTCTTCTTGGATAGTTATTACTGATACCTCCGTTTTGAAACCTATTTATTCTTTTTCTTCTTCTATTTAGCATAAGTTTCTCCGATACTATTTTTTCTTTTTATACTTTTTTAAAAAATCTGCAGTTTCATTTGCTCCAAAATCTTTTTTCTTATATTTAGATTTTTTAATTTCTTTTAATGCTTTTTTCTTACTTTTAAGAGATTTTTTAACATTTTCTTGAGTTTTTTTTGTTTTTTTGATTGATTTATTAGTTTTTTTGATTTTATCTTTCAAACCACCGAGTTTCTCTTGTTTTCTTCCAGCAGATTTACCACTCAAGAATGCAAAAAGAATACCACCACACAAAACA